CTGGCGGAGAGAGGGGGATTCGAACCCCCGGTAGGCTATGAACCTCTAACGCAGGGTAAACAAGGGGAATTGCGGGGACTCCGTCATAGGGGAGCAACCCCTATGCCTCCCTCGCCTTCCCCTCGATTTCCCCGGGAAATTCCCCAGACCTCGCAATCGTCCGTTCCAGCTTCGCCATTTCTCGATCGTCGTCCGATCCGCTGATCCATTTCGCGTAGACGGTGAAGAACATGCGCAGACTGTGACCCAGCTGGCCAGCCATGAAGCCGGGCTTGACCCCGCTCATCAGCCCCATGGTTGCGTAGGTGTGCCGCATATTGTACGGCCTTCGATACCGGATCCCGGTTTTCTTCAACGTCGCCTGCCAGAACGACCGCACGTCGGTGATTTTCGCATAGGCCCAAGGCTCGCCCGTCTTCGGGTCGTGGAACACGTGCGCGCCGGCCAGGTAGGTATGGGCCTTCTGCCGCTGCAGCGCCTCCATCGCCATGCCGTTCAGCTTCACGATCCGCGGCTCGTAGGTCTTAGTGGTGTCCGACTCCTCGTCGTACACGTTACCCCCGTCGATTAGCACCTCCTTCTTCCGGAAGTCGACGTCTGGCCAGCGCAGCGCGATTCCCTCTGACGTGCGCAGCCCGGTGAAGAACATCAGCTGCACGAAGTTCAGGACTTGCTCCGATCGGTGCTCGACCAGGTGCGCCAGGATTACGTGCACCTCGGCCAGGTCGAACGGATCCGGCGCCGGCTTCTGGTAACCGGCGCGCTTCACCTCCGCGCAGGGGTTCTCTTTGATCATCTTGTCGAGCCGCGCGAACTCGAACACTCCGTTGATCAGGGACAGCTCGTTGTTGCGGCTCTTCCCACTCTTCCAGGTGCCGGAGTTCAGTGCGGCCAGGATATCCGAATAGCTGACCTCCCCGATCGGGCGATTGCGCAGCGCCTTCTTCCAGAACCCTTCCAGCCGCCTCCCGTATTGTCGCTTCGTCGACGCCTTCCCTTCGAACAGCTCGACGTATCGATCCATCACCTGGTGCAGCATCGGCGCGCCCTCCTCCGGCTCGTCCGCGTACTGCGACTTCGGGAAATAGGCTGCGTACTCGAACGTCCCGTTTTCGATCTTCTGCCGGATCTCGGCGACCAGGCGCTTCGCATATTTCGCGTTCGCTGGCGTCGGGGCCATCGGCTCGTCGTCGATGTACAGCGTCTCCCGGCGCTGCTTCCCCCTCCACTCGAAGCGCACGCGAATGCTCTTCGCGCGCAGTTCTACTCCGCCTGCTCCACCCACTTGTAGTACTCCTGGATATCCAACGTGATCCGCCCGTCAGGGGCCTTCCGGAAGTGCTTGCCTTGCAGCCAGACCCCGTCTTCGATCTTGCGGCGCACCGCCTTCTCGGTGTAGCCCGTCAGGCTACAGAACATGGGCAGCAGCACCCATTGTAGTTGCACGATCAGATTGCCCATCTCATCCTCCTTTTCCATTATCGATCTCCCTCTCGGCCTCAGCCAGGGCCACATTCAATTCCGACATCGCGGCATCGCTGCCGCCGGCACGGTCCGGATGGCGCGCGCTGGCCAACTTCCGGTACCGGTCGCGGAGCAGCTCGGCGCTGACCTGGGCAGCGGCGGCAAAGCCGAGCACTTCGCGCCAGTGCTTGCGCGCGTCTGGCGCCGGCAACGCCGTGAAGCCGGTGAACGCCCTCTCGAGCACGCGGGCTCCGCCGTGCCGCTCGATCGCGCGCATGGCGTCCAGCGTCGCCGCGACGGCGGCCAGGTTCTCTTCGACCTTCCAGTACTGGTCGATCGCCATTACGCGACGCTCGCCCTTCCGGGTCTGCCAGTAGACGGCGGCGCCGGCATCGCGTGGCGCGGCCTGGCCGGAGCGCGGCAGGCCATCCAGACGCAGGGCCAGGTTGGTCGAAATCACGACGTTGGCGCGGTCAATGCCCATGCGGGACAGCTCGCCCAGCACGCGCTTCGTCGCCTCGGCGACGGTGATCTCCGCGAACGAGGTGTGGGAGCGGTCCTGTCGCTTGACGCCGAATCGCCCTGCGCGCGTCTCAGCTGCAGGCGTGCGCGGCCACCCGGCCGGCCACTGGAGTGGGTATGCCGGGATCACGATGCACTGCCTTCCTGGCCAATCCCGATCTCCAGCGCTTCGCGCAGCTCGTCGATGAAGTCCTGGCCGTAAATCTTCCAGTTGTCGTCGCGGTTGACGCCGCAGACGTCGGCGCTGCGGTTGCACATGTGGCGCGCCGCGGCGGACAGCTGCGCGTGCGTCAGGCCGGCCGCGACCGCCACAGGCTCGTCGAAGGACAGCGCCGGCACTGGCGGATCGCTGGCGCGGCGGCCGCCGACCATTGGCTCGCGCACTGGCGCGCGCAGCAGCTGGCCGATGCGGTCTTCGGCGCCAAGCAGGATCACGCAGGGCGGCACGCTGGCCGGGATCTCGATCGCGATGCCGTCGGTGCCGGCGGCGCGCAGCAGGTCGCGGGCGGCGGTCACGAGGGCGATCTTGTACGGGGCGAGTAGTTCGGGGGCAATATCGCTCATGTTAGTATTCCTTTATTGAAATTTCCTTGTCGATCGATGATTAATCGCTACCTTCTTTGGGGGCTGCTGGGCGCAGTCGTAGTTGGGCTAACGCATACCGCCACATCTCTGGGGCTCAAGGACGACGAGTGGCCGGCATGGGTAGGCGCAGTTGGCACGGTAGCCACGTTGATAGGGACTATTTGGCTTGCCACAGACAGCGAAAGGAGGCGGAGGCGCGAAAAGATAGATCTCGCCTTGATTTACGCAGCCGGATTTCCTACGCAAATCATGAGTGCCAAAATTGTTATCTGGGAGGCTATGAGCCACATGCTCGCGCACTCCGCCGATGGGCCTGGTAGCGGGTACATAGAAGCGGCGAAAAAGCTTCGCACAGCGATTACGTGGAACGAAGAATCGCTCAAGAACCTCGTCATTGTTCCTGGAAATGCAGCGGTAATGCTTGCCCGAGCTTCTGGGAGAAACCTCTGGATAGCCGACATGTGCGAGGAAACGGGAACCGCAGGTGACTCCGTGCGCTTGCGAGATGCATATCGCTCCTACCACGAACAGCTCGAGCTCTCGCTCAACGAAATGAGTACCGCATCTCAGCTTTGCATGAAGTTCACGGACCATCATCTTAATTCCACAAGATAATTTATCGTTTCGCTTTAAGGCGCATGTCCTGGCATCGTTAGCGCTAGCGCCACGTTCCGCACCCAGATCGGCGTAGCGCTCAGCACGAAGGTCTCCCCGCCCCAAGCCAGCAGAAGCGTCGTTCCCATCACCTCGGCGATCGCGGTCGCCGCATCCGGCGGCACCAGGTTCCCGATGTGCTCGCGCCAGACGCTGTCGCTCGCGCCGTCCAGCAGCAGGTATTCCTCGGGCTCGATCAGTGACTGCAACGCGGCCAGCTCGAGCGTAGTGAACGGCCGGTGCCAGGTGCCGTCGAGCGAGCGGATGATGGCGACCGTCTTCTGGTCTAGCGCCGGCAGCGCACGCGGATCAGCAACCGACCAGCGGCCGTTGTCCTGGCGCGCGGCCGCGCTCACGGCGCCGCTCGGCGAATCCCAGGGCACCACGCCATAGTGGCCGCCGCCGAAGAACGCATCACCGGCGCCGCGGCTCGCGTTCAGGCTGGAGCGCGGGTCCGCGACGGCGAACGCGCCCTGCCCCGTGGTGCTGGCGCCAATCACGGTTCCGGCCGCCTGGTCGAACGGCGTGACCAGGTACTTGCCAGCGCCGTCGAATGCGCTGGTCGACCGCGGATCGGCGACGCATCCGCCGCCGCTGCTCGGGCTGTGGCCACTAGTGACGGTGCCGGCCGGGCCAGCCCAGGGCACGATGCGATACACGTTCTTGTGCGTGTCGGCGCCGCCGGCGCGCGGGTCGGCTACCGAGAACCCACCCTGGATGGGCGAGCGCTGCGCGGTGATCGTGCCGGTCGGCTCTTCCCAGCCGCGGACACCGAGCTGGCCGTAGTCGCCGCTGTTCGAGTAGCGCGGATCTGCGATGCATTGGCCAGTGCCGTGGGCACCCGACACCACGCGCGCCGCGTCATCCCATTCGCCGACACGCAGCTCGTTGCTGTGTTTGTCCGGGCCCATATGGCGCGGATCGGCCACAGAGAAATTCCCGGTGGTCGGCGTGCCGCGGCTGGTGATCGTGCCGATCGGCTCCGACCAGTCGTTCACACCCAGCGTCCCGCCGCGCATCTCCGGCACAATCAAGTAGTCGCGCAGGTGGCCGTTCTCTACCGCCAGGCGGTTCAGGCTGCGCCAGTCGCTGCCGGCCTCGACGAACGCAAGGCGCACCCAGGTCTTCCACTGCAGGCGCGGGATGCGGTGCATCGGCCCGCCCGCCTCGTCGCCCGGAAACGGCATGCGGCCGAGCACGTCGCCGACCGCGCGCAAGCGCTTCTTCGCCGGCTCATAAAGGAAGGCCGGCACCTTCTCGGTATGGCGCGCTACCAGCAGGAAGCGCTTGCGCGACTGTGCCAGGGCGCCCAGCTCGCCGCAGTCGTGCGTGGTCTCGGCCACGGCGTAGCCGTAGCGCTGCAGCACCTGGTTGATCTGGTCCAGCAGATGGCGGCCGCGCGACGCCAGGCGCGGCACATTCTCGAACACGATCAGGTCGACCGGGTCATCGGCCCAGGCCTCGGCCATGAGCCAGATGCAACGCAGCGTCAGCTCGTTGAGCGCCTGGTACTTCGCGGTCTGGCTCTTCTTCTCCGACAGCAGGCCTGACGCACCCTTGCACGGGCTGCTGATGAACACGATGTTCGGACGCTCGTTGCCAGCCGCGCGCCGGATGTCGGCGGGGCCCATCTCGCGCCAGTCCGCCGGCGGTTGCCTGCCGTGGAAGGCGATGTGCTGCTCGCGGCTGAACAGGTCCATCACGGTGCCGGGCACGCCGGCGATGCGATTGAAGTCGCGGATCGCTGCGGGCGACACGTCGACACCACCCAGGCAGCGGAAGCGCGCAGCGACGGCGCCGACGCGCGGGTTCGCCTTGTTGAAGCCTTTGGCGCCACCGCCGATACCGCAGCAGAAGTGGAAGTGGGTGACCTCACGGGTCAGGGTTGCGTCACGCGGCATGCTGCATTCCTTGGTTGTTGTTGGTTGGCGCGGGCCCGAAGAACGCCGCGATCAGCGGATCCCGGTGCATGCCAAGCTGGCGCGCCGGGCCAATGCCGCGCTTCGGCGCAAAGTACTCGTCCAGCGCCTCGTCCGGCGTGGGCAGCGCCGGATCGGTGCCCAGCTCCCATAGGATCCAGGACCCCTCCTTCTCGCCCGACGGCCGCACGGTGCGTCGGTCCTTGTGCATGTAGCGCAGGTAGTTGGCCAGGGTGGCACGGATGCCTTCGCATCCGTCGAAGAGCTCATGGGCCGTCTTCCGCCCTTCCATCAGCAGCGCTTCCATCTTGGCCACGGCGTCGGCGCGCGCGGCCAGCTGCTGCTCCTTCGTCCGGGGCTGGAATGGCAGGTGATCTGGTCCGCGCGCCATGATCAGGCCGCCTCGTCCAGCAGCGACTTCTGATCCTTCTCGACCTTCAGCGCGTCGCCCTCGTCCAGCAGCTTCGAGCGCTCCTCGATCACGATGGTCACGAAGCCGCCTTCGGCGTCAGCCAGGCTGTGGGCCCAGTCGCCCTTGGCCAGGGTCAGCACTGCCTTGACGCCATCCTTGAACACGACCTGGTCGACCGCAGCCTGGAAGGTCAAGCGCGCGTTGCTGGCGATGATGTCGATCGCGTCCTGCACGGCGCGGCGGCAATCCTGCTGCACGGCGCTCAGCACGCGCTGTTGCTCGCCTTCCTTGAGTTCGATCCAGGGCTTCGACAGGGTCTTCAGGTGCTTCGTGGCCGCCTTGATCAGCGAGCCCAGCAGGAACTCGGCGGCGTAGGCCTTGCCGTCAGCGGCGCCATGCACGCCAGGGCGGGCGAAGACGGCGTACGGACCCTGGTCATCCTCGGACACGACCGCAAGATTCCAGCCGTCGCCTTGCGGCGCAGCCGGCTCCCATGCGCTCACGTCCCTGTGCCCGGCGAGATAGGCTGCGCCGATCCCGATAGCCTTCGTGCTGGTGTCGTCCACCAGGCGGCGAACGGCGATCTCGCGGCCGTCGATGACAGCCCCTTCCGCCAGTTCCTCTTCCGGCAGGTAGAAGTCTTCGAAGCCCGGCGCGGCGCCGTAGCCATGCTCGTCGCGCTTCAGGGCGCTGTCGTTTGCTGCTGCTGGTGCTTTCTTAGTCATGCTATTTCTCCTGGGTGGTCGGGTTGTTTTTCGTGTCTTGCTGGTACTGCATGAACGGCAGTCGGATGAATTGGTGGAACCGCTTCTCCGCCGCCGCGTCGCGATCGATATCGCCGCGCGAGCGCACGCCGCAGATGGCGCGCACGCTGTGCGCCGCCGTCGCTTCGTCGGGCGCGCGCAAGAAGCGCTGGAAGTCGGCCTCGCGGCAGCGCAGCGCGACCCAGCGGGAGAGCAGCGGGCGGGCCATCGTCAGGCGGCCTTCGCCTGGGCCACGTTGGTCACGTGGCGGATCAGCGCGGCGCACATCGAGGGGAAGTCCGCCTCGTGGTACAGCTTGGCCGACTTGTCGGTCGCGGCCGGCGCGAAGCCCAAGCGGGTCAGGCCTTCGGCGGTGATGGCGATCGGCGCCAAGCGCTCGTTGATCTGGCCAAGGCGCAGGGACGGCGGGGTGCTGGTGCTGGCCGGGCGCGCCGCAGCGATCGGCGTGACCTGGGCGGCCTGCACTTCCTGGAAGTCCGGGTCACCCTTCGGCGTCTCCGATGCTGGCGCTGGCGCCGGCGCAGCGCTGACCTGCTGCACAGCGCGCGCAGCAGCCTCGTCGCGTGCGCGGGCAGCGGCGATGCTGGCGGCCTGCTCCTCGAGCTGCCGCTTCGTTTCGGCCGACACCCGGGCACGCTCGGCCGCTGCCACTTCTTCGGCGACCCGTGCGGCCTCCGCCTGCTCCAGGCGAACCTTTTCCGCGGCCGCCGCCTCGGCCTTCACGCGCTCCTCCTCGGCGATCTTGGCGCGCAGCGCCGCGGCCTTCGCCGCCTCGGCCGCTTCGTGCTCGGCAATCCGCATCTTCACCAGCGACACCAGGTCGTCGGTAGCTTTCAGCACGATCGATGCGGTGTCGGCGAACAGGAAAGCATGGCCGCCGGCCAGCTCGCGCAGCGTGCCCAGGTTGATCTGGATCCGGTCGGCCACGGCATTGGCTTCAATCTTGAAGCGCGCCAGCTCTGTATCGACGGCGTCGCGCAGGCTGGTGACGGTCTTCTTGCCCTTCATGACGCCGGCGAAGTCGACGGCGATCGCCGGCATGTATGGCTTGCCCAGGCGCGCGTTCAGAGAGGCGATGTGGGCTGCCGCCTTGTCCTTGCCGGCCTGCTGGATCTCGACGCGGATCGTCTCCTTACGTGCCTTGACCACCTTCTCCAGCATCAGGCGGGTCTTGCGCGCCAGGTCCTTGTAGCTGGCGACGGTACGCACCATCTCGTCGACCGTCGATATCTGGCCTAGGGCGGATGCCTCGGCCGCGCCCAGCGCATCCTCGGCGCGCTCCATCACCTTGATCGCCTGTTCCGCATCGGCGAAGGCCTGGTCGTCGCTCGGGTTCGTGTCGATGTCGGCCACGAACGCCTTCAGCTTTTCACCGAACAGCACCAGGTTGTGATTCAGGGTCAGCTGGCCGTCGACGCGGATCGACAGCGCCGGCAGGTCCTGCACCGCGGCGGCGACCGGTGGCGGCAGAACTTCGACGTGCTGGTACGTGGCCAGGTCCTGCTCGAACTGCGCCCAGCCGGCGCGGATGCGCTCATGCCAGGCCGGATCCGGCAGCACGTCCATTTGCACGAAGTTGTCGAGCGTGCCGTCCGAACAGACGAACACCACCTTGCCGGCGCCGGTCACCATCATGATCTGCTGGCATTGCGGCATGTACTCGTCGGGCAGCACGCCGGCGGCGACGGCCGCGGCCAGCACCTGGTTCCATTGTTTGTGCTCGAAAGCGACGTCTTCGGCCATGGTCAGGCCGTCGCAGGACGCCGACAGCAAGCCATCTGAACAGGTCACCGGATACAGCTCGGTGCCGATCAGGTCTTCGACCAGCGGGCGCGCCAGCGCTTCCACGTGGTGGCCATGGTCGAGAATGTTCTCTTGCACCCAGTCGCTGAATTCCTGGGCGGTACCGGTCGCCTTCATGTGCAGCAGCTCGGTGCGCTTCACCTTCGTGGACAGGCCGAGCATTGCGGCCGCTTCACTGGCGCCGCGGTGCTCGAGGCGGAAGGCTGCCCATTCCGGCGTGCCCTGGGTAAGATCGTGGATCTGCATGGTGTTCTCCTTATTCGCCTTCGTGAGCCCACGAATCGATCGTCAGCTTCTGGTCTTCGGTGAGGATGGTCTTCGTGCTGAGCATGGCGACCAGGGCGGCCGGAGTCTTCTTGCCCGACAGGACGATGTCGCGCCACGCCGGGGTGTTCTCGGCGAACTTTTCGGGCGTGCACTCCGGCAGCGGCGCGGCCACCTGGGCGGTGCGCACAGCGGCTGCTGCTGGCGCCGGCGTGATGTCGCGCTCGACGCGTTCGTCGGCCGGGTAGTCGCGCAGCTCCTCGATCGACTTGATGCCCTTGAGCGCATCGGCGAACAGGTCGCGTGCTGCGAAGGCGAAGGCACGCATCTGCAGCATCCGCTTCGGCGCCGTCTGCCATGGCCCCTGCTTGCCGGCCAGACCTGCCTTCTTCGCGTCCTCCATCGTGAAGGTCGTCACCACCGGCGAGCGGCCGCGCCGCTTCAAGGTGACCGTGCACTGGGTTTCCTGCTTGTCCTCCTGCAGGTCTTCGAACTCGGGGTGGCTGATCACCAATGCGCGCATCGCATCGCCCCACACGCCCGGGCGGCCGTTGATGACCGAGATGCCCTGGAGCGACTGCATCGGCTTGAGGCCCAGCTCGGCGCCGGTCTGCACCGCGACCAGGACGTTGCCGGGCTTGCCGACGTAATCCTTGGGCACCATGTCCGACTTGGCAATGATGTTCGCGAACTCCATGGCTTCGGCCAGGTTGCGCGGGGCAAGGGAGAACGTCTGTTCGCCCGTGGTGGTGAGGTCGTTCATGGTTTCCTTCGTGGGTTAAAAGCCGGTGAAATAGGTGTGCACGGCGCGCGCGATCGCGCCACGGCGAAGGCCTGCGCGGCAGGCGTGGCGGTACTGCTGGTAGAAGTGGCGGATCACGGCTGGACCTCGCGCAGGCGATCGACCAGCTGTAGCCCCTTCGAGCTCAGGAAGGGGTGCGATACCCGCCCGAGGCTTACCGTGAACCAGTTGACGCCCGCCGCCAGCAGGCCATTCGCCTCGAAGTACTCGAATGCCTCTTCCATGGCGGGCGCGTTGACCTGCTCGAGCGGCATGTCCACGAAAGGGTTGGCGCGCACGTGCAGCCGCAGGAGCATCATGATTTTCAGCGGGCTCACAGGACACCCCGCTCGATGCCCATGCGGCGCGCGGCCAGGCGGGCTACCTGCTCGGCGGCCTGCTGCTTGAGGACCGAAGCCTCGACGCGCACGCCTTCGAAGTAGTCGATGTCCTGCTCGGCGGTCGCCAACTGGTGACGCACGACGGCCAGGCGCAGCGGCTTCGTGGCGCGGCGCACCAGGCGGCGCAGGACGCGGGCCGGGCCGCGGAGGATACGGGCGGCGGTCATGCAGCACCTACCGGGGCAGCAGCGGCGGCAAGGGCGGCGTTCACCAGGTCGAGGATCTCGGCTGGCAGGTACGAGTCGGCGGAGAACGGATCGGCGCCGTGAACTTCGCGGCGAACCGAGCGCAAGGCGTCGACCAGCTGGTGGTGCGCATTGCAGGCGCGGACGATGAACTCGGCGTTGCGCGGCGCGATCGACTCGGCGATCAGGTGGCCGCCGTAATGTTGGGTGGCGTCACTTCCCCGAATTTCGGGCACCGGCTCGTCGGCGACGACGGAACCCATCTGGCTCGGCGCGCCGACGCGCCATGGCGTTTTCGTGTGCTGCATCCCTGCTCTCCTGGTTGGCGCCGGCGCGGCCGGCTCTCGAATTGGTGCCGTCTTCCCGGCTGCCAGGGCATGCTCAGTTCCCACTGTCCCTGTTGATTCGGCCGGGCCTGCCTATCCGCGCGTTGAACTAGGGGCGCGGCGCGCCCGTGATCAGGGGGCGCGCGCGTCCACCGCGCACTCGATGCGTTGTTCGTCGTGGGATTCCTTGCGGCGGCGGGCGCCAGCCGCCATCTCGTTGCGCGCCTGGCGCTCGCCCTCGTCCAGGGCCGGCTGCTGCAGCAACGTGAGGAAGGCGTTCTTGCCCTGGACAGTCTCGCGGATCAGCGCGGCAAGCGCCTGGTCGTCGCCGAGGAACGTGCCCAGGTCTTCGATCATCACGGCGGTGTTCAGGCGGCTGCCGGCCTTGAGTGCCAGCAGGATCACGTGCGCCTTCTCGCGCGTCAGGCGGTCAAGCTCAGCTTGGTGGTGCAGGTCGTCGGTAGGGTCGTGCAGGGCCATGGTGGTCTCCAGTCGGCGGCTCGGGGCGAACCGTTAATTTGCATCCTACGCATATTTCGAATATGCGTCAAGCGCAAATTTCTGATGAAACGGACACACACGAACTGCCAGGGAGCAAGGTACCTGCGCACAGATGCAAAAAAGCCCGCGTGCGGCGGGCTTGGAAGGGAAGATGAAACGACTACCGTCGTTTGATGTGACGGAGAAGCTCGTGAATAGCGGCCTCTATGTGATCCGTACGCGTATAGCTGACATGGCCTATATGATTCACTTGATTCTCGGTTCTAGCCAGCTTGTAGGCTTCCCAAGCCCTATTGAAGCGCAGCCGCTGCCCTCTTCGCATCAGCAGTCCCAGGGTGACTATGTCACTCAGATCGGGATAACGTACATAAGGGCTGATATTTGCCAGCTCCTCTAGTAGCTGGGCGGAAATAGGAGTGGCAAGTCCGTTGAATTCCTTGGCCCGATCCCAGTCGCGGCTAAGCCAGTTTCCAACAAGCGCTCCAGCAAGAAAAGTGGCAGCCGACCACAGCAAAGCATTTCCAGGAGTGGAAATCCAAGAGGCGAAACTGGTGAGGAAGTCCGTCAAGGTATGCTCGCGTTTCTAATCGCACCATTCGCCGCTGGCATTATATTTTCTCCAATGATGAGAGAAACGTTAATCATTATCCTGCGGCAAATCGAGGCGCACGCCATAATCACCTCGATCTCCAGGGCCGCGATCCCATCCGCCGCGGATAATCGCAGCGCATTCGAACACCTCGTATTCGCTCAGCTTCCCGTAGCGCACCGCGCGTCGAAACTCGCGCGCCATGTCTCGCGATAGGTGCCCAACTGGCAGGCCGTTGATGCGGACCTGAACAGCTTTCTTGTCGTGCGGGTTATCGTCCTGCAGCACTAGGTGTGCGCGCACTTCGAGGTTGTAGCCGTCCTCGCAATATGGGCCGCAGATCGTGGTGAAGCTGTCGCGGTAAAAGCTTTCGCCAGCGACGTCGATGGCGTAATGGCCTGGGCCGGTTATCACTGGTATTTCAGCCATTGAGTACGGCTCCGCAGCGACCGCACTCGGCATCGTCAGCGCCACCCATGCTGCGGCATTTAGGACAAATGGAAACTGCCGCAGGCTCTGCGGCCTGAGCGTGCGGCTTCTCGTTCAGGAAGTCGAGCAGACCCTCACCCTCCCTCAATACGACCGGGTGCGGCGGCGGGGACTTCGGCTGCATTGACGCGAAACCAGTCAAGATTGCGCCCACGACAGCGAGTACGCCAGAAAAGATAAGGAAGTTCTGCCGCTGCGCCATTTTGTCAACATTCGCAATGTCAGCGGCCGGTGTTCGGAGGCCATACCCAAGATCCTGAGCAGGGACATGCACACTCACGTCCATATTCAAAGCGAATGCACCGAGCAATAACCCGGCGACCAAGATAATGATCCCGATTGCCTTCACGAACTTCTCCTATTATGTTCGCCGATATTTTTTTCGGTGCTCGGTCATCACGCCAATGATTATCAACTTTTCGATATCGCTACGTAGGCTCGGATAGTCATCATTAAGAGGAACGAGCTCGAAAACGTCATTCCCGTTCGCATCGATTCCTCTAGGGCGATATTTCTTAAATGTCGCCTGAGCCTTACCATTTTTCGCCACAACAAAATCACCCGGGTTCGGCGCTATCTCTGGGTCAACGATGATTCGATCGCCGGGTCGAAATTCCGGCATCATCGAGATACCTTCAATGTCGAGCGCGAACGCCCACTCGGATAAATCGCTGTCGACATATTCGTACGCATAGCCCGATCCAGGAGGGTATGGCTCCTCCATATCGGTCAGCGCCCCGGCCTGAACTGCCGAAATGACGGGCACGGGACGCGCACCTATCACTGCAGGCTTGACGTTCTCATCAAAGGGCGCCCGCCCGTATAGTCGGAAGTGCTCGTCGCCCGACATAGTGACGAGATTGCCTTCTTCCACAGCGCGTTCCCCAAGCGGCTTTATGTGCTCCAGAAACAGGGCTGCCACAGGAACATTCAACGCCGCAGCGATCTTGCTTAGCGTCTGGTCGCTGTAGCCCTGCATCCCCCGCTCCAAGCGTGACAAATTCCCCACATCGCTATCGATCTGGATGGCCAGCTGGTTCAGCGTCAGGCCCTTCTCCTTGCGGAGTTTGCGGATTGTGTTGCCAATACTCATACATTTCATCATCAGGCTTTCTTGCGGGAGACGCAAAGCGTATTGCGCAAATTTTGGATCGTGCGTAATATGCGTACTACGCAAATTCACTCAGGTACAAAATGAAATCACCACTTCGCCAAATCCGCGAGCGCAAGGGCCAGACCATTGTTGAGGTCGGCCGCGCGGTGTCGCTCGATCCCGGGAACTTGTCGCGCATCGAAAACTGCAAGCAGAAGGCCTCGACTGAGTTGGCCGAGAAGCTGGCCAAACACTTCGACAACGAAATCACCGAGATGGAAATTTTGTACCCGGACCGCTTCACCGTGACAGAAGCGTCGGCGCGCGCCTGAATAGCCGCCGCAGCACGCTGCGGGCTGCGGCACGGCTGCGAACTTGAGACTCAGATTTTCCATGCTCGCATTGTCCAGCTGACAAAGTTTCCCCGCCTCATTTGTTTCAAGGAAAACCACATGAACTACAAAGACGCCTTCCATAGAACCGTGCATAACACCCCAGGCGGCTGCGAGGCGCTGGCCGTGCGCATGGGCTATACCGCCGGCCTGCTGCGCAACAAGGCGAACCCGAACAGCTCGACCAACGTGTTGACGATGGACGATGCCTCGCGCGTGATGGAGATCACTGGCGATTACGAGGTGCTGCACGCGCTGGCGCGCGAGCACGGCTTCACCTGCACGAAGGTGGACGAGCAGCCCGCCGGCGACATGGCCGTGCTGGAGACCACCACCGACATCTGGGCGAAGCTGGGCGACCTGGGCACCGCGGTGCACGCCGCCCTGGTCGACGGCCGCATCGAGCAGCACGAGGTCAAGAGCATCGAGGCGGCCACCTTCGCCGCCTTCCGCCCGATGATGCAGCTGCTCGCGCGCGTGAACGGCATGGCCGAGAAGCCGGGGGCGTGATCATGGACCAGATCATCTCCCGCGAAGCCATGCGTCAGCGCGGCGCCGAGGCGTTCAACGAAGGTCGCTCGCGCGACTCCCACAACATGAACTGGCATTCGCCGGCCCTGGTCGAATGGCTGGCCGGCTTCGACGAGGCGGCGCAGGCCTGGCTCGCCGAGCAGCAGCTGGCCGGCGAGCTGGCGGGGGCGTAGGCGCCATGAAACCCTCCGACCTCCAGGCGCTGCCGGCGCCGCTCACCCCGGCCGACTGCGACCTGCAGGACTTCAAGTTCATGCCGCTCGACGTGGCGCGCTTGCGCGACAGCGACATGGCCAGCGAGCAGACACCTGAGGAGAACTGGTCCGCGGTCCTGCTGTGGGCCGCGGCGTGGCACCAGGTCCCCGCCGGCAGTATTCCGGATAGCGACAACTGGATCGCGAAGGCGGCCGGCTACCTCTCGCGCGGTCGCATCGATCCCCATTGGAAGGAAGTCCGCACAGGCGCCATGCGTGGCTTCGTCCTGTGCAGCGACGGCCGCTGGTACCACCCGGTGGTCTGCGAGAAAGCGAACGAGTCGTGGGTCAGCAAGCTCAAGCAGCGGCTGAAAACGGAATGCGCGCGGATCAAGAAACACAACGACCGTCACAAAACCAGCATCGCGTTTCCCGAGTTCGACGCGTGGTTCGCGGCAGGCTGTCCCGTGGGACAACCCCTGCCTGTCCCGAAGGACATTACCCCGTTGTCCCCGAGGACAGAAAGCCCTGTCCCTGGGGACAACACCCCTTTGTCCCTCGACGAAGTGCTGGGCGTCCCCGGTGAAACACCATCCAAGGGACAGGGAGAGGGACAGAGACAGGGAGAGTTAACTTCAAAAGCAATGAGCGGCGGCGCAAACGACAGTAGTCGCGAGGACGACGACGATCGATTTCCACGCCGCCCTCAGCACCAGGGCGTGAGCCCTGACATGCGCGCCGTCGCAATTGCCACCCTGCTGACCGGCGCCGGCGTGCGCAAAGTAACCGCGTTCCACCCCGCCGTCGCCGTGACCTGGGCCCAGGACAAGCGCGTGACCGACGAGCTGCTGCTGGCCGCCGTTGCTCGAGCGAAGGAATCGCTGGGCGACGAGCCCTTCCAGGTCCCGTACCTGAGCCCGATCGTGGTCGAGCTGCTGAACCCGCCGGCGCCGAAGCCCGCGAAGGTCGACAACCACGCCTGGCGCCGATCCGATCAAGGTATCGAGGCTAAGGGCCGCGAGCTCGGGATGATGGCTCGCGCTGGCGAGAGTTGGAACCAGTTCGCCGCGCGCATCGACGCCGAGATCGCCAAGCGCCAAGGGCAAGCGGCATGAGCGACCACCAGCCCTGCAGCACGTGCAACCGCTTCACGCCGTCCGCCGTGAAGGCCGAGGAGCGGCCAGGCCACTGCAGCGGCTGGGAGAAGCCCGTATTGCCGACCAATGTCGAGCGCCCATGCGTGCTGTTCCTCGAGCGCGATACCTGGCAGGCCCGGAAAGTCGAGCGGGACATCAGCAAAAGCCAGTTCCCGCGCGATCGGAAGCTGGCGAAGGTTTGACCAACGAGACCATTTCGCGCGCGAGCGCACAACCACAGCACCACGACGAAACGGAGAGAGCAATGGCAGATGTGACCGGACCAATTTCGACCTTACCAGGAAGCCGCCACGAGAGCCCGAAGGCGGCGATGTGTGACAGCCATCCTCATCGACCGGCCGTCGCACGCATACAGGGCGAGACTGACGCGTTTGGCTCGGAAATGGTCGACGCATGCCAGGAATGCGCCACCGAAATGCGGGAAGCCAGAAACGCAGCAAGCGCTGGCCGCTGCGACTGGTGCGGATCCAATGCAACCGACCTTCGCCCTAGGCGTGACTACGAAGAAGGCATGTCGGGACGGGTCTACGACGTCTGTGGCGCCTGCGTTCGCAGGGAAAACGAGCAGGTGCACGAGGAACTGGAAGCGCTTGGCTACTACGACGACAACTACGACTAACCCAGCACCACCAGCCCGACGAAGCGCCGGGCCACAACAACGACACGGAGAACCTATGAACCCGATCACCCTCACCCTGCCCTACCCGCTGTCGGCGAACCGCTACTGGCGCCCGGTGAAGCTCGGCGCCCACATCAGCATCGTCCCGACGAAGGAGGCGAAAGACTTCCGCAAGGACATTGCCGCGCGCTGCCGCGACCAGGGCGTGACCACGGCGATCACTGGCCGCGTGCACGTCGACGTGAAGCTGTACCCGAAGCGCCCCCTCGACTGGCAGAAGCGCATGCGCCAGGCCGGCGCCGCCTGGGACGACACCGTCATGTGCATCGACATCGACAATGCGAACAAGGTGCTGCTCGACGCGCTCAAGGACGTGGCCATCGAGGATGACAAGTGGGTCCGGCGCCTCACCAGCGAGCGCATGGAGCCGGATGGCCAGGCCCGCGTGGTGGTGACGATCACGGCGATTCCGACTGCGCAGCCGCAGGCCAGCCTACTGGGAGAAGCAGCGTGACCGCCCTCGCCCTCTGGCTCGCGCTCTCCCCGTTTGTCGGCCTGGTGGCCGGCTGCTGCATCCGTGCCGGCATGGTCGATCAGGTGCCGGAGGAGGCCCAGCCTTGACCGACCGCCGTACCTACGACATCGGCGCGCGCCTGGAGAACTGGGCGCGCGTCTACCGCCCAGGCCGGACCATCGGGATCAGCCCGACGGCGGCCTACTGCGACCAGCTGAAGCGTGAGAAGGAAGGCGAAGGCGCCACTGGTGAGCGACGCAAGGTGGACGAGGCTGACGCCGACGTAATCGAGCAGGCCATGCGTCACCTGAAGCACCGCGACCGCCAGCTGCTCAAGCTGTGCTACATCGACCAGCGCGAGCCGCATGTCGTGTGCCGTGTGTTGAGCATTCCACACCGCCCCCCAGCAGCGTTCGTCGCCGCATTCCGAGCGGCGCAGGCTGCGATCGAAGCCATTGCCAGCTGTAGTGAAAATTTCCACAGCGCATAAAAATCTCTTGACCACAGGAAAACTCAGCAGTACATTCGCAGCCTACAACTTGATTCCGTCCAGAAATTCGACGCGCGTGGTTTCCCAAATGGGAGCCCCTCGCACGACCAGATGAAAGCCCGCTCCGAAAGGTCAGCGGGCTTTTTGCATTCTGGGCCCATCCATCCGAGGAGGCGATCATGTGAGCGAACCCGTGATCGAAGCGCAGCGCATCGGCACCGCTGCCACCCTCAACCCAACGGCAGAGGTGTCGTACGGACAACCCTGCCTCATGGGAGCTTCGCGCCTCACCGGCGTAACCGGTGACCACAACGAAAGCCGACTGGCTACTGGGGGTTCCTGGTAGAGCGCACCAGTCGGCTCCCGTGTGGTAAATCCCTGGTGTCTCCGCCCCGCTGATCAATCGGGGCTTCGGGCCTGGCCTCCAACAGCCAGGCCCTTTTTTATTCGAGGTCCGCATGGCTCAGCTCAGCATCACCCTGCAGGTACACCACCGCTGGTGGTTCGGCCCGGCCCTCAAGCTGCTGCTCGTCGTGCACCTGGTCACAGGCTGGGCGCCGAGCACGAACGCCATCCGCCGGCTGACGAACCTGGGCGTGCGCTGCACGGTCGGGCCATGACGGACGAAGCCCAGATCTACCGAGGCTTGCTCATTCGCGCCATCAGCGGCCAGCGCCCGGCCATCGTCGTAGCCGTGGCCGATCCGGACAGGCTGGAGCAGCTGTGTGAAGTGCTGGCCCGAGCCGAGCGTGTGGCCGAGCTGCTGCACGTGCACGGCTTCGGGCCGCGTGGGATGGACATTGAGCAGGTGGTGGCGCAGCTCCTTGAGAAGGAATGAAGATGGATCAACGACAGATCGTTCAGGAGCTCGTCACGCTCCTGGGCCTACCGAAGGGGCTGCGCAGCTTCACCGTGCGCGCATCCGTTACTGGACAGGTTGTCGTCGAATGCGAGTACTACCCGCAGGGTGACGTCGCCAAGGAAGCAGGCCTCGTTCCGCCACCGCCACCACCTCCCCCGACACGACAGGTATGCGACAGCAAGCCGCCGCTGCGCAACCCATGACCAAGCTCACCACCCTGAAGTCTCGGCTGCAGAAGGTTGGCCCTCGGCTCTCCTCCCTGCCTGTCGCAGCCGGCACCGTCGAGCGCAAGCGCGGCTCGGCCGGCGTGCGTGACCGTGACCGGATCCGGAAGCGCGACTGTGGCCTGTGCCAGAACTGCGGCCACCTCGGCAGCGTGGTCGACCACAAGAAGCCGCTATGGGCTGGCGGATCTGATGAGGACGACAACAAGTGGGTGTTGTGCCCGGTTTGCCACGACGCCAAGAGCAAGGTTGAAGCGGCGCAGCGCGCGGCCAGCAGCTACGACCAGCACGTCGTGCGCGAGGTCCTGCGCCAGGTCGGGGAGCAGCACCGCCGGGCCTGAGCCTGCTCAAAAAGCAGGCATCGCACAGAAATTGTGCAGCACAAAATTTAGGCAGATCCCAGGGGGGGCTTCAAAGTCTGGAGCCTCCCCCGACGGACACCGCCTGCTTCCCCACGCGCGGAAAAAAGTCCCCTTTTTGATTTAGGAAATCAGCAAATGGCAGGCGTACAAGGCAAGAGCGGAGGGCCCCGCCCCAACTCTGGCGGTGCCCGTCCTGGTGCTGGGCGCAAGCCCAAGGCTGAGGCATCGAAATCAGCAAATGCGAAGGCCGAGACGGCGTCGTCGGTCGAGGTGAAGCTCGAGCGCCAGCCCCGCGGCGGCGCGCTGAAGCGGAAGAAGGCGGTACCCGTTCCTGTCGAGGCCAGCGACATGCTCGACCTGCTGCAAAAGATCGCCCTCGGCCACATCGACGCGACTGCTGGCCAAATCCGCGCCGCGATCGCCGCGGTGCAGTACACCCACACGAAGCGGGGCGACGGCGGGAAGAAGGACGAGAGGGCTGACAAGGCGAAGTCGGCCGGCGCCGGAAAGTTCGCTTCGGCCGCGCCGCCGCGCCTGGCCGCTGCCGGCGGGAAGAAGGTCTAAATGGTCGAGTGGACAACAGCATGCCCCGATTGGGCGGATAGGCTGCGCCGCGGCGATTCGATCATTCCCCCGCCGATCTTCCCCGAGGAGGCTGAGGCCGGCCTGGCGATCATGCGCGACCTACGCATCGTCGACGCACCCGGCAGCCCCAGGATGGATGACGCGTGCGGGCAATGGATCTTCGACCTGGCGGCTACCATCTTCGGCGCCTACGACGCTGAGAGTGGGCGGCGGCTGATCACGGAGTGGTTCGTGATGCTGCCGAAGAAGAACTTCAAGTCTGGGTTGGCCGCATCGATCATGCTGACTTGCTTGATCCGGAACTGGCGGCAGTCGGCTGAATTCACGATCCTGGCGCCGACGTTGGAGGTGGCGAACAACAGTTTTGGCCCCGCCCAGGACATGGTGCAGTACCAGCCGGACGAGGAGGAAGGCGACGAGCCGAACGAGCTCGTCGACCTGATCCAGGTGCAGACGCACGTCAAGACGCTGACCCACCACGAAAAGCGGGCGAAGCTCAAGGTCATCGCCGCCGACGAGAAGACCGCAGCGGGCAAGAAGTCAGTCGGCACACTGATCGAGGAGCTGTGGCTGTTCGGGAAAATGCCGAACGCGAAGGAGATGTTCCGGGAAGCCCTGGGCGGCCTCGCGTCGCGGAAGGAAGGCTTCACGATCTACATCACAACGCAGAGCGACGAGCCTCCCGCCGGCATCTTCAAGGAAAAGCTGCAATACGCGCGCGACGTGCGCGATGGGAAGATCCACGATCCGCAGTTCCTGCCAATCATCTACGAGCACCCGCCCGAGATGGTCAAGCGCAAGGAGCACCTGAAGCTGGAAAACATGGCGATGGTGAACCCGAATATCGGGTACTCGGTCGACGACGCCTTCCTCGAGCGCGAGCACCGGAAGGCAACGCTCGAGGGGGAGGCCTCGCTTCGCAGCTTCATGGCGAAGCACGCCAACGTCGAGATCGGCTTGAACCTGCGCTCCGACCGCTGGGCCGGCGTCGACTTCTGGGAAGAGGCGGCCGACAAGTCGATCAACCTGGATACCCTGCTGGCGCGCTGCGAAGTCGCGGTGGTCGGCATCGATGGCGGAGGCCTGGACGACTTGCTGGGCCTGGCCGTGCTGGGCCGCGAGCGCGGTACCGGGCTATGGCTGCTGTGGTGTCACGCCTGGGCGCACAGGATCGTGCTGGAGCGCCGCAAAGAAATCGCATCAAAGCTGGAAGATTTCGAGAAGGACGGCGACCTCACCATCGTCGATAAACCAGGCCCAGACGTGAAGGCAGTCGCCGACATTGTCTGCCGCGTTCGCGACACCGGTCTGCTGCCCGAAAAGCACGGCATCGGCGTCGACGGCGCTGGTATCGGCGCGATCGTGAAGGAGTTGCTCCTGCGCAAATTCTCGGCTGAGCCAGAGCACGACATCGTCGCGATCTCGCAGGGCTGGCGGCTGAACGCGGCGATCAAGGATACGGAGCGCGCGGTGGCCGGCGGCGAGCTGCTCCACGGTGGCCGCCCGCTCATGGCCTGGTGCGTGGGCAATGCCCGCACCTACCAAGCCGGGAATGCGGTCGGCATCAACAAGCAGGTCAGCGGCACCGCAAAGATCGACCCGCTCATGGCGACCTTCGACGCCGCGCAGCTCATGACGCTGAACCCGATTGCCCGCGGCGACTCGGCTTACCAGAGCCGCGGCATTCTCATGATTTAAGGAACCCCATGGAAATTTTCGACGCCCTCCTCGCCACGTCGCACTGGCGGGAGGATCAGTCGCGCCCGTCTAGCGCGTCGGTGTCAGCGGCCCTGACCAGCGCCGACCTGCCGGCGTTCATGCGCGGCGGCGAGACCGCCAGCGGCGAGTACGTCACAGCGTCCAAGGCGCTGGAGAACATGGCGATCCTGCGCTGCGTCAGCCTGATCTCCGAATCGATCGGCATGCTGCCGCTGAACCTGATCGCCAGGGGCGACGAGAAGGCCTATGCGACCGAGCATGCGGTGCATCGATTGTGCAAGCACCGGCCGAATGAGTACCAGGGGCCATACAAATTCAAGAGCACGATGCAGCTGCGCGCACTCCTGAGGGGTAACGCTTACGCGCGCATCATCTGGCGCGGCGCCACGCCGGTCCGGCTGATTCCTCTGGACTCGACGAAGGTGACGCCGCAGTTGAACGACGACTTCACGGTTCGCTACGAATATCGGCGTCCAGACGGCGGCATTCTCACGCTGCCGGCGCGCGACGTGCTGCACCTGGCCGACTTGGCTGACGATGAACACGGCCTGGTTGGCCTCTCGCGTGTAAAAAAGGCACGCGAGGCGATCGGCCTGGCCCTGCAGGCACAGAAGGCCGCCGGCCGGATTTTCAAAAACGGCGTCATGGCCGGCGGCGCCCTGGTGTACCCGCGCAAGCTCGACCCTCAGCAGATCGAAAACATCCGCCAGAGCCTGGAAGCGAACAGCGCCGGCGTGAGCAACGCCCACAAATGGATGGTCCTCGAGGATGGGATCACTGCCGAAAAGTGGGCCAATACTGCGCGCGACTCGGAGCTGGGCGGCAGCCGTGATCACCAGATCGAGGAAATCGCCCGCGCGTTCGGCGTGCCGCGCCCGCTGCTCATGATGGACGACACCTCCTGGGGCTCGGGCATCGAGCAGCTGGGCATTTTCTTCGTGCAGTACGGCCTGCAGCACTGGTTCAACATCTGGGAAGACGAGATCGCGCTCAAGCTGCTGAGCGAGAAAGAGCGCGATCTCTACTACGCCAAGTTCAACGAGCGCGCGCTGCTGCGCGGCACGCTGAAAGACCAGGCCGAATTCTTCGGCAAGGCCCTGGGATCCGGTGGCAGCCAGCCCTGGATGAAGGCCAACGAAGTCCGCGACCTGCAAGACCTGTCGAAGTCCAACGACCCGGCCGCTAACTCGCTGGAAAGCACCCTCACAAGGAAAACGAATGTCCCTGCTGAAACTACCTGAAATCCGGGCCGACGCCCGCATCGCCACCGCGCAGTTCGACCTGCGCCAGGACGCACTGGACACCTGGGAGCCAGGCGTGCGCGCCGCGGCCGACGGTGATGCGAAGACGATCAGCATGTACGCACCGATCGGCCAGACCTGGGACGGCGAAGGCGTCACCGCCCGCCGCATCGGCGCCGCGCTGCGCAACATCGGCGACAACGATGTGGTGGTCAACCTGAACTCCCCGGGTGGCGACTTCTTCGAAGGTGTTGCGATCTACAACCTGCTGCGCATGCACACAGCGAAGGTCACCATCAACGTGATGGGCATCGCCGCATCGGCGGCGTCGGTGATCGCCATGGCCGGCGACGAGATCAACATGGGTGAGGGCACGCACCTGATGATCCACAACGCCTGGGTGGTCGCCGCTGGCAACCGCCACGACATGGCCGAGGCCGCCGCCTACCTGGAACCGTTCGACAACGCGATGCGCGACCTGTACGCGGCGCGCACCGGCCTGGACAGCAAGGTAATCGCGAAGATGATGGACGACGAGACCTTCATCAGCGCGTCAGACGCCGTCGCCAAGGGCTTCGCCACCGGCAAGCTCGACCGCGCAGCGGTCACGAAAGACACCAAGGCGGCGCAGCACATGAAGGTGCTGGCCACAGTCGAGTCCTCGCTCGCGAAGTCCGGCCTCAGCCGCACGGCGCGCCGCGAGACGCTCAACGCCCTATTCAACGACAAGCCGGGCGCTGTCGTGAAACCCGATGCCACGCCGGGCGCTGGCAACGACCCCCAAGTTGAAGCCTCGCTTCGAAACCTCCTGAATACTCTGAAAGGGTAAGCAAATGAAAAACAATCGCATCGTGCTGGCGAAGGCCGCTGAACTGGCAGCCGCGTCGAAGCGCGTCCCGCGCGGCGTTATCGGCGGCGTCCGTGCCGACGGCAGCAACCTCAACCAGATGGTCCAGCAGCTGCAGCAGGCGTTCGCCACCTTCAAGGACGAGCATACCCGCCAGCTGGGCGAGATCAAGGCTGGCATCAATGATCCACTGCAGGCCAGTAAGGTCGAAAAGATCAACGAGACCATCGCAGATCTGCAGGCCGCCATCGACGTCAACAACACCAAGATGGCCGCCATGGAAATGGGCACTGGCGGCGCTACGCCGGTCAAGGATAAGGAATACAGCGCCGCCTTCCAGGCGCACATGCGCAAGGGCGACGTCCAGGCTGCGCTGAACAAGGGTGCAGCGGACGACGGCGGCTACACCTCGCCAGTCGAATGGGATCGTAGTATCACTGACAAGCTGATCATCGTGTCGCCGATGCGCGCGCTGTGTACCGTGCAAAAAGTGGGCGGCGACGGCTACAAGAAGCTGGTCAACCTGCGCGGCACCACCTCCGGTTGGGTCGGCGAAACCGATGCGCGTCCGGAAACCAACACCCCGAAGCTGGTCGAGCAGGCGTATAGCTGGGGCGAGCTGTACGCCAACCCATCGGCCACCCAGCAAATGCTGGACGACAGTGAGATCAACATCGAGCAGTGGCTGGGTGGCGAAGTCGACGTCGAGTTCGCCTACCAGGAAGGTAACGCCTTCGTCGTCGGTAACGGAACCAAAAAGCCGCGCGGCCTGCTGACCTACGCTGCCGGCGGCACCGCACTGCATCCCCTGGGCGGCATCGAGGTCGTCGCTTCCGGCGCCGCCGGCGGCATCACCGGAGATGCGATCCTGGACCTGATCTATGCGCTGCCCGAAGTCTTCACCGGCAATGCGAAGTTCGCAATGAACCGCAACACCATGCTGCGCATCCGCAAGCTGAAGGATTCGGACAACAACTACCTGTGGCAGCCGTCGCTGCAGGCCGGCCAGCCCTCGACCCTGGGCGGCTACGCGATCGCCGACATTCCCGACATGCCGGGCGTCGCTGCGAATGCCCTGTCGATCGCGTTCGGTGACTTCAAGCGCGCCTACAAAATCCTGGACCGCGTCGGCGTGCGCGTACTGCGTGACCCGTACACCAAGAAGCCCTACGTGATGTTCTACACCACGAAGCGCGTCGGCGGCGGCCTGGAAAACCCGGAGTGCATGAAGTTCATGCGCATCGCGGCGGCGTAATTCACCACCAGGGCGGGCCACTTCGGTGGCCCGCTCTCTTTCAGGAGCACAGATGAAACTCATCGCAATTGCGGCCTTCAGCTGGGCGCACGCGGGCATCGTCGTGGAACACTTCGAGCCGGACCAGGAAGTCGACACCGACGACCAGGACCTGATCGACACGGCCGTGCGCGAGGGCTGGGCAACGCCCGAAGGTGCGGAGGTGATCGCGCCGGCGTCAGACCCGGAACCGGGGCCCGATCCCGTGCTGGATCCTGCGCCAGACCCGGCGCCCGATCCCGCGCCGGCGCCAACGTCGGAACCAGAACCCGAACTCGCCCCAGCACCTGCAGCACCTGCAGCGGCGCCGGCCGCCGGCCGCAAGAAGAAATAAGCCATGGACGCCCGCACCGTCGCCTGGCTCGCAAAGTTGCGTGCCGAGGCGGAGGTGCCCGGCACCATCCTGGTGTGCGCAGGTCAACTGCGCATGCTCCCCGAAGACATAGTCGGCAAGTCCGACGACGAGCTGCTCGCCCACGTGCGCGCGCTGCTCGAAAACGAAAACAAGGCCCACTCCGCATGAAAGTCGTCGACCGTCTCCGCCAATCGTTCAACGCCACCAGCACTGCAACCATCACCCTGGGCGGCGCCGTCACTGGCTTCCGCACAATCGCGGAGGCGATCGCCCATGGCGACCTGGCGATTGGCGACGAGGTGCCAATGTGCGTCGAGAGCGGCCCTTCGTGGGAACTGAGCCTGTACAGGGTCGATAACCCGACCCAGTTGACCCGCCTCGAGGTGCTGGCCAGTTGGACCGGCGGCGCGGCGGTGACGTTTCCCGGTGGCCTGAAGCAGATCTTCTGCGCAGCGCCGGCGCAATACCTGAATGGCATCCAGGTAGGGGCGCTGCCGGTGCAGTCCATTGCCGACGCGACACGCCTGCTGGCCCTGAATCCGTCGAATGAAGCATTCCTGGTCACGGCGGCAGTGCTGAAGGCATACATCGGCGGCACTTCCCCGCCAGCGGACAGCACTGCGCCGGGCGCGCCGACGAACCTGGCCTCAACGAACGCCGGCCAGACTGGCTACACCATCACCTTCACGCCCGGCACCGACAACGTCTCCGTGGCGCGCAGCGAATGGAGCCTCGACGGGTCGACCTGGACGCCAGTCGGCGGCGGCGCAACCGGCAACACGTTCGGCGTCACCGGCCGCACGGCCGGCAGCACCGACACCGTCCGCGTCCGGATGGTGGACACCTCTGGCAACCCGTCGCCCGTGGCCACCTTGCCTGTCGTGTTGCAGTCGGCCGGTGGAAATGCAACGCCGGTCATGTCCGGCAGCATCACCAAGACCAACATCACGTCGAGCGGCTATACGTTCGCATGGGATGCGCCGACCGATGCGAATGGCAACGGCAGCAAGGTGCAGAGCAGCGTCGACAGCGGCAGCAGCTGGGTCGACCATGCGTTCGCAGCCGGCAGCCGCACCGTCACCGGCCGCGCCGCCGGCAGCACCGACCAGCTGCGCGTGCGCGCGGTCGACACGGCAAACGCAATCTCGAACGTGCTGAGCGACAGCGTGACCATGTTGAATGGCGCGCCTGCAGGTGACGTTTACAACTATTTGACAAATGAAAGCTACACGTTCTTCCCCGCAGACAGGGTTCATTCGGGTGGTGCTTACATCGATCCAGGTAGCGCCGTCGTATTGAAAATTACGCGAAAGGACAACGGCTTGGCCCCAGTTGGCACGCTGGTGTTTGCATGGGCCAAGATTGGTGGGCAGGCCGCAGACGGTGTGGGTACGCAGCACCTCGGGGATTGGCAGGATGGTCAGACCACTCACGAGCACTACGCTAAATTTGGCGTCACGAGCACCCTGTACCTTTGGGGCACCCCCGGCCAGTATCGGCTGGCTGTGATTCTCCCAGACGGCTCGATTGAATACGTCAAAAACCCTGACGGCACCCTGCGCCTGTGGACGCTCTCGTGATGAAGCCACTTATCATCAATTCGCGGCTGTTCATTCTGGAGGCCGGGTTCCTGACCGCCAATGGCGCTGTTTCGCAGCCTGGCGGGCCGGAGTCGATCACCGCCGACCCCTTCAAGCTTGGCAACAGCAAAGCGCGCTTCATCATGCAGCGCAAGGCCGGCACCTACAACGACACGATTGCCGGCCAGGCTGGAACCTACGACCCCATCATCGCCTATGGCTTCGAAGGTTCGCCTCCTGCCAGCGTGCAGGCGCGCGCTGTGGACTTCACCACCGGTGCCGAAGTGAAGGGTTGGACCACCCTGACCGGAAACACCATCTCCGGCCAGCAGGGACAGGGGCGGTTGCCAGGGGTTCCGAGCGGTTGCGATTACCGTTTGCAGATCCGCGACCCGAGCCGCCCAACCGTGATCTACAGCGGCACGGTCATGTGGGGCGTGGGCGTGGTCGGCGGTTCTTTCGGTCAGTCGAACAACCTGGGTATCCTGGCGGCCGGGTCATACAACGATGCCGTCCCTGGTGTCGGCAAATCGGAATACGACTACATAATCGACATCAGGGCATCACATGGTTTTTACGGAACCTATGGCCCGGTCGTTCCTCAGGGTCTCGGCGGCTCTGGGGCGGATTACGGCACCCATCAATTCAATCTCGCGCGTGGAGGCGCGATCAAGTTCCCGCGCGTACTGTCGAAGGCGTTGGAGGCAAAGCACGGTCGTCGAATCCCGGTGGCCCTGATCCCCTGCGCCGTGGATGGACGAGCTATCGAGGATTTCATTCTGCCCGATGGTGGTCTGGTAAAAGCCCTCTTCAACAACAGCGGCATGTCGGGCGGTTCTTTCGGCCTAAGGTCGCCGAATATGGGCGATTTCGAGTTCGTGCAGAAGCACCAAGGCGAAGCGAATAACGGCAATGAGCGCGCCGTCTATGCCGCAAAAGAGCGTCAAATGGTCGATGGCTATCTGGAGCACGTTTCGTCGCATGGTCGCGCGCCCGGTCAGTTCAACTACATTCCCGGCGTGCTGGGCGTCTATTCTGGTCTCAGTCTGATCGAGAAAATCCGCAGTGCCACGCTTGATGTCGTCGCGTACTCGAAGGCTAATGCGTGGGCCAATGTTGTACCGTTCAACTGCATCGACCTGGACCCATCCGACGGTGGAGATGCAAACCTGCATTTCCTCGACCAGCCAAACGGCGGCCCACGCTATCAGGAGTGGGGCCTATGCCGCGCGATCCAATCCGTGCTGTTCAGCATGGGATTGGCGCCATTCGACGGCATGGGTCCGAAGGTCACTACCTACACGCGCGCCGGCAACGTCGTCACGTTCGAAGTGCTCGGCGCACAAGGGGCGCTCGTCGCGCGCAAGCCGGGCGAGCCGATCACCGGCTGGTATGCGAACACCCAAGCCGACTTCAAGGGCGCAGCCACCGCTGTTTCGGTGGCGATCGTGGGCAACAAGATCGTGTTGACCTTTCCGGCCGGCACCTTCGACAACGGTAAGAAGGCGTATGTGAAGCACTGCGGCGGCGATCCCGGCACGCAACAAAGCTGCCATCCGGACGTCAGCAACCTGGTGTACGACAGCGCGCAGTACCCAAGTGCGGAGCCGAAGTTCACCGGCCTGCCATTCTGGCCGATCCCTGATGCCCTGGAGGTGGTCTGATGCTCGGAATGTATGCGAACGGAGAGCTGGCCCTGGGCGAGATGCCAGCGATTCAAACACAGCCGCCGGACCCGGGCGACGGTGTGGTCGACGCGATCGACATCCCTAAGTCGCGCGTTGTCGAGTTCGGTGGCGGATCCCGTGTCGTCACCTTCGGCGGCGGCACTCGGGTTGTCACATTCGATGTCCCATGGAACGGACGAAGCAAAGGAAATAACATGACGAATGCACCAGAGCCGTATTTCAAGGACGGCAAGTGGTGGGTCGACAAGGACCCGGACGAGCAAAGCTTCTATGTGGCGAACGTCACAAAAGAGCTGGCCGATCGCGGCACCACAGCCGTCTCGGTTGAGCCGGTGGTAGAGGGTGTCGAGATCCTGATCCAGCCGCAGATCCAGGGCTCGTTCGTGGTGATCAAGCTGGGCGGCATGGATGTCACCGCTGGCGCCGAGAACTACTGGACCGCGCGCGTGACCTGCGCCAATGGCGAGCGCTTCGACCGCACCATGCACTTCAACAGGGTGGACAACTGATGATCAACGTGAACGACATCCCTGCGGTGCGCGCCCTGGTCGAGCAGCACGCCGGCGCGAGTAGCTCCGGTACCGCGCCGGCCGCGGCGGCGCCAGCCCAGGGCGGCGCAACGATGGTTCAGGTGGCCGAACTTCCGGCAGTGCGCGCGCTGCTCGAGCAAGTCGACGCGCCCGCGGAGCCGCAGTACGCTCGTGCGCCGGCGGGCAATGGCCACGAAGCCGCCATTCGGCAACCAGGTGGTGCTCCATGAGCGCCCGCCTGATTCTGCCGCCGACCGAGCTGCCAGTGCCGCTGGCCGCCGCCATCACCAAAGCGCGCGCCAACGGCGCCGGCATGGACGCCGAGATCGCGCTCGAGGTGCAAGGCATCGCCGGCGAGGTCGAGCACGAGCTGCAGCGCGCCCTGGTCGAGCAGACCTGGGCGGTAACGATGACAGCATTCCCTCCGTTCATCCCGCTGCACATGGCTGCGCCGCTGATCGCGATCGACCACGTGCAGTTCTACGACGTCGACGGCGAGCTGCAGACCCTGGACCCGCAGGACTACGTGGTCCCGAAAGGGAGCGGGCGCGCGCGCGTCATCCCGGCGCCCGGCCACCGCTGGCCTGATACCGCGGTTCGCGCCGACGCCGTCGATGTGCAGTACCGCTGTGGGTTCGGCGTCGACCACACGGCGGTGCCGGCGCCGATCCAGAGCTACATCCTGGGGCGGATCGAGGCGATCTACTCAACGGAGAGTCGCACCGCCAGGTTCCTCGATGGCCTACTGGACCGCTTCAAGGTGTACGGCTGATGGCGGCCCCGGTTCGACTGAACGAGCGAGCAACCGTCCAAAAGCCACCCGAGGGCAAGGATCCGACGTATGGACGCAAGCCTGCAGCCAGCGCGCCATGGCCGGCCGTGGCCGAAAACATCTGGGTCGAGGTTCAGGACGTGCTGCCCAGCCGCGCCGAATCGACGACGAACGGCGTGAAGAGGGCCGCGAAGCAGGCGCGCCTGCGGTTGCGGAAGCAGATCGCGATCGCCGCCGACATGCGCGTCGTTCTGCACGGCCGCGGCGATCGCGTCATGCAGGTGATCGCTGGCCCTGCCTTGCTGGATGACCGGACGCACAACGAATGCATGCTCGAAGAGATCGGCAATGGATGATGAAGTAATCGTCGGCGGGCGTGAGCTCGCCAATTTTCTGCAGCAGCTGCCTGTGAAGGTCGAGAAAAACATCCTGCGGGCCGCGCTGCGTGCCGGCGGCATCGTCTTCCGGGAAGAGGCCAGGGACAACGTACCGGTGGAAGACGGCGATCTGAAGGCGAGCATTCGCGTCACCACGCGCATGAAGCGCGGCACGATCTACGCATCGGTGAAAGCCGGTGGCCGGCGGGCGCCGCACTGGCACTGGGTCGAGTTCGGCACGAAGCCGCACAAGATCAAGGCGAAAAAGCAGAAGGCCCTGGCCTTCGGCGGCAATATAGCGCGCGTCGTCGACCACCCCGGCGCGCGGCCGAAGCCCTACATGCGCCCTGCCTTGGATGCGAAAAGCACCGCGGCTATCGCTGCTGTCGCGGCGAAAATCCGGGAGCGGTTGACCAGGGAGGGAATCAACATACCAGCACCGGAGCCTATATGAACGCGATTGCCATCATGCGCGCGCTGCTGTTGGCGCATGCGCCTGTGGTCGACCTGGTCGGCGACAACGTTATCGCCGGCGACATCGACCCCGGCCAGGTCCCAGCCATCGGCTTGCGCGAGATCAGCAGGCGCGACGCCGACACGGTCGACGGCAGCAGCCGCATGGTTACCGCCAGGGTGCAGACGACAGTGCACGCGCACGACTACGGCGAGCAAAAGCAGCTGCTGCTAGCCACACGTCTCGATGATGGCGTCTTCACTGGCACCGTCGCCGGTGCCGAGGTGCGCAGCGTGCTGCGCGACGTCGTTGGACCTGACCTGGAAGACGCGGAGGCCGGATTATTCCAGCAATCGCGCGACTTCATCGTGACCTACCTGGACCCCGTTTAACCCCGCATCACCAACCGGCCGCCGTGTGCGGTCTTTTTTTCGCCCGCCCGTGTCGCTGACGCGCGCGGGCTTTTTAATTGAAAGGCATCACCATCATGAGCGATTTCGACACTGTCGCCGGTTCCCAGCTGTTCATCTGCGCGTCCGCGCCGGCGGCGCAGACTGTGGACGCTTTCGAAGACCTGACCTGGGTCAAGGTTGGCAAGATCAGCAACATGCCCAGCGTCCTCGGCCGCACCTACAGCACGTCGACCATGAGCTTCGTCGACGAATCCCAGGATATCGAGAAGAAAGGCACCTTCAAGCTGCCCAACGCCCAGTTCGAATACGGCTGGGTGGAGGACGACGCCGGCCAGGTGATCCTCTACAACGCCTCGAAGGATTACTCGATCCCCTCGTTCAAGCTGGTGAAACAGAGCGGCGACATCCGCTACTTCACCGCCCAGGTCCTGGAATGCAACGAGAGCGGCGGCGGCGGCAACGACGCCGTGAAGGGCAACTGCACCCTGCTGCGCCAGACCGACACCATCAAAGCATAACCCCGGCCCTAGGCCATCCCTGAGCACCGACTGGCCGCCGTCTTCCTTCGCGGGAAGCGGCGGCCGGCACGGGCATTACCATCCCGCGAAAAGGAAATACCATGAACTACGATCAAACCAACACCGCCGCCATGAACCTCGCCGACCTGGAAGCCCGCGACACCGCCTGGCTGGATGTCCAGAACAAGCAGGACGACGGCCCCCTGATCTTCAACGGCAAGCCGGTGCGCATCGAGGTCCGCAGCCCGGGCACCCGCGAAGCGCTGAACGCCCAGCACAAGCAGGAGCTGGCGGCCAACGCCAAGACCTTCGCCGGCATCCGCGGCAAGCAGGTCAAGGAAACCGTGGACGACAAGATCAAGACCCACGCTTCGAAGCTGGTCGCGATCACCGCGCAGATCGACGGCCTGCCGCTCACCCCGGAGGAGCTCTACAGCAACCCGAAGCTGGGCTACATCACCGAGCAGGTGTCGAAGTTCCACGGCGACTGGGCTAATTTCTAAACGCCGCCTGCGACGACCTCCGCCTGTACGTTCGGCACTGTGCCTGGCTCAGCACGGCGCCGGACAGGGACGAGTCGGACCGGTCGAAGACACCGGTGAAGACACGCGCCGAGCAGATGGAAGTTGACGCCGGCGGCGACTTCGAGCCAGATATGCCTGACCCGGGCGCGGCCGTCTACCTCCTTAGGCACTTCTGGGCGGCCGGGCCAACGTTTGGCGAGCAGATGCTCACGAACGGCGAGCTGCGCGACTACCAGGAAAACGCCGGCATCCGGCTGACACCCTGGGAGTGCGAAACCCTGCGGCGCTTGTCCAGTGCCTACCTATCCGAGTCGCACAAGGCTCGGGAGGCTGATTGCGCGCCACCATTTACCGATTCGACCGATGCGCAGCGCCTTCACCAGGCTGAGCTGAACCGGAAGATGGATACGTTCTTGGACTGAACCCTGCCCGCCTTGCGCGGGCATTTTCTTTTGTGAGACAACGATGATCGCCGGCCAAATCGAAATTCAACTGCTTGCCAATGTCGCGCGCCTGCAGCGTGACATGGACCGGGGAAGCCAGATCATCAGCAGCGCGACTGCCCAAATGACGCGCGCTGCCAATGCAGTAAAAACCGCGCTCGGTTCGATCGCATCGGGACTTGGCGGACGCGAACTGATCCGCATGAGCGACGAATATGCGAAATTCACGGCCCAGATCAAATTGGCGACCCAGTCGCAGCGCGAGTACGCCGCCGCTTACGCGGACGTTAAGCGCATTTCGACCCAGTCAACCCAGGGCCTGGGCGAAACCGGCGTCCTGTACGCCCGCATCGCCAACGGCACCCGCGAGCTGGGCGTGGCACAGAAGCAGGTCGCGGCAATCACCGAGACCGTCAACCTGTCCCTTATGGTGTCGGGCGCCACCGCATCCGAAGCAGCCTCTGCCCAGCTGCAGCTATCCCAGGCATTCGCCTCTGGCACGCTGCGAGGGGAAGAGTTCAATGCCGTCAACGAGGCGGCGCCGCGCCTGATGCTCGCCCTGGCCGACGGGATCGGCGTGCCAGTGGGCGCGCTCAAGAAAATGGCCGAGGAAGGCCAAATCACGTCCGGAATCATGGCTGACGTGCTGCCCAACGCCCTGGCCAAACTTCGCGAAGAAGCGAAGGAAGTCCAGACGATCGGAGGGGCTTTCACCGTGCTGAAGAACAGCGTCATGGAATTCACCGGTGTTCAGGCGCAGTCGAGTGGTGCCGTAGCGGCGCTCACCGGCGCGATCAGCGGCCTGGCCAGCAACCTCGACGCCCTGGCAAAGGTCGGCATGGTGGTGGCGGCCGTGTACGGCAGCCGAATGGTGGCCAGCCTGGTGGCGACGGCGAGCGCCAAGATGGACGACATCATCGCCAGTCGTGCGCAAGCCCGAGCAAATGAAGAAGCCGCAGCCGCCGCGCTGCGTCGCGCGCAGGCAGAGCGCCAGACCGCCCTGATCACCCAAAGCAAGGCCCGGGAGAACACGGCGCTGGTGCGCGCGGAGGTAGTGGCCGACCAACAACGCGTCGCTTCGGCCGTAATGGCAGCTGAGCAGCAGATCGTTGCCCGCCAAGGGCAGTTCGCCGCAACTGCAGCCATCGTCCGTCAAGAAATTGCGCTCGAACAGACCCGGCTGGCAGCGCAGATCAACAGCATCGGCCGCGCACAGCGCACCGCCGAGCTGGCCCGCCTGGCAACCCAGTTGGCCGCGATCGAGAAAGGAATGGCGGCGCAGTCGGCAGCGCTGGCCGCGCAACGGATCGCTGGCGAACAGGCTGTGGCGAATGCTGCAGCTGCTGGCGCCGCCCGGATCGCCGCCGCTCGCGAAGCCGAGGTCATTGCAACCGGAGCCGCAGCCGCCGCCACCCTGCGCATGCGCGCGGCGAACGCCGCCCTCACTGCGGCTATGGGCGCGACGGCCGTCGCCTCCCGCGTCCTGACCGGCGCCCTGGCCCTGGTGGGCGGTCCGATCGGCCTGGTCACCCTGGCGATCATGGGCGGCATCACCGCCTGGACGATGTGGGGCAACAAGGCCGAGGAGGCCAACGATAAGGCCCTGCAGTCGACCGAGGAGACGACGCCAGAGATGATCGCGCGCCTCGACAAGCAGATTGAAAAGCTGAAGGAACGCAATGCGCTGGCGGAAGCCGAACCGCGCATCAAATCGCTGGGCCAGATGAGCGACGTCGACATGGCAGGGTTGGCCCGTGCGAAGGCAGCCTTGGACGCCGTGCGCAGCGGTACCGGCGAGTGGGCAAACCAGTCTGCGACGATGCGGCAGCTGGCCGAGATCGATATCCTGGCCAACTACGAAACCGCTCTGAAGCGCGTCCAGCAGGTCCAGGACGAGGTCACCAAGGCAGCAGCACGCACCCGCAACGAGCGCCTGGCCGACTGGTACGCCCAGAATGGTTCGAACGCCCAGAAAATGACGGCCGAGCTGGACAAACTGAAGAAGGAGTTCGGCGCCATTCCCCCTGAGATGGAAAAGATGGTGCGCGCAAAGTATGCCGACAAGGGTGCGGCCGCGGCTATCAAGCAGGAGGCGACCGCCTACCAGAACCTGGTGACCTCGATCCGCGAGAAGATCGGCGCCAACCAGCTCGAGCTTAGCGGCTACGACAAACTGACCGAATCGCAGAAGGCCACGATCAAGCTGGACGCCGAGATTAGCACCGGCAAGAACAAGCTGAGCGACGGCAGCATCAAGCAGGCGCGCGCGGAGATCGAGCGCCTGGAAGTGCAGGAACAAGCCCTGGAATTCCAGAAGCTGCGGGCGAAGGCCACCGAGGCGGAGACCAAGGCGGATTCGGATCATTACGACAAGCTGCGCGCAAGCACCTCGGCGGTCGAGGAGCGGATCGTCCAGATGCAGCGGGAAATCGATCTGCACGGCCTCTCCGCCGCCGCCGCCGTGGAGGCTGAGAAGGCCAAGCTGGAGGCGAAGCTCGCCCTCGGCCCGGCGACGCACGCCGAATTGGTCGCCCTGGACCAGCAGATCGAAAAGCTGGGCCAGCTGGCCGACCTGGTGCGGAAGAAGGAAGTGCTCGACGCCAGCAAGAAGGCGGCCGACCAGATCGTCGAGGATCAGAAGCGCATCTGGGGCGACATCGAGCGCACCGCGCACGACACCTTCATCAGCATCTTCGACAGCGGCAAGTCGGCCTTCGATCGCCTGAAGGACGCGCTCAGGAATGGCCTGTACGAACTGCTGTACCAGATGACGGTGAAGAAGTGGATCGTCAACGTGCAGACGTCGTCCTCGGGCGGTTCGCTCATGCAGACGCTGACGTCCTCCGGCTCGGGCGGGTCCAGCATCCTCGGCACCGCCTCGAACCTGTTCGAAGCGGGCAAGTCGATCTTCGGCGGCTTCAAGACTGGACTGTCGTCCTACCTGGGCCAGGGCCTTTCGTACGTTGGCAACGCCGTCAACTCCAACGCCATGTTCAGCTTCGGCCAAGGCATGCAGGGGTTCGGCGCCGGCGGCGTGGGCAGCGGAATCAGTGGTGGCGCGGCGAGTGCAGGCGGCAGTTTCTCGTCAGTGCTGGGCGTGTCGGGCTGGGTAGCGGCCGGTATGGCTCTGGCTGATGGCCTGTTCAAGAAGGGCTTCACCGACCCCAGCACTATCCAGAAAAAGGACATGCTGCATCCGCTGGTCGGCGAATCCCTGCTATTCAACAAGGTGTTTCAGGCGCTCGGTATGTCCGGAAAAACAGCGAATCTGCTGTCGGGCGCGAGCATTGCCACCGCGCTTTTTGGCCGCAAAGCACCGGAGGTGGAGTCGCAGGGAATCCAGGGTAGCTTCGGCGGCTCCGGCTTCTCGGGCGAAGCCTACGCCAATATTCTGGAGAAAGGCGGCGTTTTCCGCAGCGACAAGCGCTACGTGAAAACGGGAGCCCTCTCCGCCGACCAGGATGCGAGCTTCGACGCTACGTACAAGGCCATGGTCGACGCGGCCAAGGGCTTCGCGTCGATGCTGGGCATCGAGGCCGGCGTCATCGACGGCTACAACAAGCAGATCAAGCTGCAGCTGGGGGCCGACGAGGCGAAGAACCAAGAGGCGATCGCCAAGCTGTTCGGTGAGATCGGCGACGAGCTGTCGCTGCGCCTGGTGCCGAACCTGGCCGGATTCGCGCTGGCCGGCGAGACCACGAGCGCGACGCTGCAGCGCTTGGTGACCGACTACGTGACAGTCGACGAGGCGCTGACCGCCATCGGCATGCAGTTCGGTGCCGTCGGCGTGGCGTCGCTCAGCGCGCGTGAGCGCCTGGTGGCGGCGTCCGGAGGCCTGGAAGCATTCTCAGCAAATACCGCGGGCTTCCAGCAGAACTTCCTGACCGAGGCCGAGCGCAACGCACCGGTGCTCAAGGCCGTGACGGAGCAGCTTGCCGCGCTCGGCCTGGCCGGCGTGGACACGCGCGACGAGTTCAAGCAGGTGGTGCAGGGGCTGGACCTGACGACTGAAGCGGGCGCCAAGCAATACGGCCAGCTGATTGGGATGCAGGCGGCCTTCGCCCAGGTGTACCCGGCTCTGGAAAAGACCGTAGACGCCGCGGCGGAAGCGGCTGCCAAACTGGCCGAGGTCAACAAACCGTACCTCGAGCAGATCGCGGAACTGGAGCGGTCGCTGATGTCGGCGAACGATCGCCGCCTGGCCGAGATTGCCGGTATGGATGCTTCGACGGTCGCGCTGTACGACCACGTGGCGGGCCTGCGTCTGGAAATTGAGGCCCGGGACAAAGCGGCGAGCCGCGCGCAGGAGGTTGCTGCCGAGGCGAAGTCACTGCAGGACCGGTTCGATGCAATGACGATGTCGACCCAGCAGCTGCGCGACAAGGAACTCGACCAGCTGGACGCCAGCAATCAAGCGATCCTACGCAACATTTTCGCCATCGAGGATTCGAAGGCGGCATTGAACGCGGAGACCGAGGCACGCAATAACGCCGTCCAAGCGGCAAGGGATCGTGGGGCTGATGCGCTGTCGGGTCTCGACTCGATGTTCTCGGTGCTGCAAAGCGTGGTCAACAGGGAAAAGGCGCTACTGCAGGAGTCGGCAACCGCGCACCGCTCGCTGTCGTCCGCTCTGCACGGAACTCTCGACAGCATGCATGCTGTTGGTGATGATCAGGGGGATCGAATGGGCGCCCAGGCCCAGATCCGTGCCGCCCTGGCGATCGCGCGCGCGGGCGGCGCGTTGCCGGATGCCGACAGCCTGAAAGGTGCCCTGTCGGCCGTAAGCAAGGACGCCTCGTCCATGTTCGCGACGCAACAGGACTACCTGCGTGATTTCTACGCGACCCAGAACGATATCGCCGCCCTGGCCGGGCTGAGCGACCAGGCCCTGAGTGCGGAGGAGCTACAACTCCAGAGGCTCGACGGGATCCTGTCGAGCGCCCAGCAGCAGATCGATGCGCTGAAAGGAATCGACACCTCGATCTTCTCGCTGGCAGAAGCGCTTGGCGGGTTCGATCGTGCCATTGAGGCGGTGAAGGCTGACCCAGTGGCCAGCGCCGGCGGCGAATTGTCGAAACTGTACAAGGAGCTGCTGGGGCGCCAGGTAGATAGCGTCGGCATGAAGTTCTACACCGACCGCATGGCCGACGGTGTGACGCTTGCCCAGATCCGCGAGGCCATCAAGCAGAGCGAGGAGTACAAGAAATTCAAAGGCGTTCCCGGGTTCGATGCTGGCGGTGCGCACGAAGGCGGCTGGCGCGTCGTGGGCGAGAACAACTGGGAGCTCGAGCACACTGGCCCGTCGCGAGTGATCTCGAACAGTGACTCCAAGCGGATGCTGGACAACCGTCAGGTGGTCGACGCGATCAAGGAACTGCAGGCCGCGGTTTTCCCTGTGCTGTATCAGTCGGCCAAGAATGCCGGGCGGGCCGCGAACAGCTTGGAAAACATGGATCGAGTTGGTGTCGAAATGAGAGAGGAGGTTAATTAATGAAGGTGATTACGCCGATTTCCATCACCGATGCGGTACTCAGTTCCTCGTCGTTGGTCGAGAACGATACGGTCGACGCCCCTGTTTGGGTTGCTGGGACGTTCGCCGTCGGCGCGCGGCGGCGCCGGCCGAATCACCGCGTCTACGAATGTCTGACCGCTCACACCGCCACGAATATATCCGCAGACTATCCAGAAAACAGTTCGAAATGGCTGCTGGTGCGCCCCACCAATCTGTACGCAGCATTCGATTCCGTGATCAGCACCCCGAGCATCGGCGCGTCCGATGTCCTTTCATGGGTCCTCACGCCCGGTGTGCGGGTCGATTCGATTGCGATGTTTGGTGTCTATGGATCGAGCGTGCGGGTCCGGGTCACGAGGGCTGGGGTCGTCAAATACGACAAGACACAAAACTTGCGACTGAGGAACTGCAGGAGCTGGAGCGAGTGGTTCACGAAGGCCGTGACGTTCCGGCGCGATATCTCGTTCACCGACCTGCCAACCTATCGAGATGCGGTGATCGAGATCATCGTTTACTGGCCCGGCAATTTGCCTAGGGTCGCGGAGATGCAGATAGGGCGATTCGACTTCTTGGGCAAGGTGCAATGGAAGCCGAGCGTTCGCACCGTCGATTATTCCAAGGTCGAGACCGACCAGTGGGGCAACACCAAGTTTTCGCCGAGGCGTGCGGTGCGCGTTGTCGAGTATGACCTATTTATCGAGAACGAAAACGTGGACGAAGCGATCCGGCTGCTGACCTTGGCCAAGTCTGCGCCTCGGGCGTGGCTGGGCAGCCCTAAATTCGGCGCGTTGAACCTGTTCGGGTTCGTTCAAGACTTTCAAGTCGTTGTAGACGGGCCGGCTGGCTCGTTTCTTAATATTCAGATTCAGGAGCTGACCTAGTGACCCCTATCACCGAAGTTCTTCCTACCCTGGGAATCTCCCCTAGCCGTGATGACCCTGACTTCGACGACAACGCAGAGACGATGATGGATCGTCTCCCGCCGCTCCAGCAAGGCATGGATCGCATGGCCGGGCAGATGAACGTACTTGCCGTCGAAGTCAACGCGCTGTCGCAAGCCGCGAATCAGTCGGCCGCGGCAGCGCAGTCGGCGGCGCAAGCGGCCGGTGCCTCGCTATGGGTCTCGGGGCAGTCGTATGCGCCGGGCGCGCCGGTCATCGATCCAGTCGACCTGTTCCTTTACCGAAAACGTACCGCTAGCAGCTCGGGCACGACGTCGCCGCGCCTCGACCCGACGAACTGGAAGAACGTCTCGGTCGTTCCGGACGTGGCGGCCACGCTCGCCGACGCTGCCACGATTGCATGGGACGCTGGCGCCGTGCAGGTCCCTACCATCGTGCTGGGCGGGAACCGCACGATCGCTGCCCCGACGAACCTCACGCCGCGAACCTACGTGATGTTCATCAAGCAGGACGCGGCGGGCGGCCGCGTGCCGACGTTCGACCAGGTGTTCGTCTTCCCCGACGATATCCAGCCGCAAATATCCCTGGAGCCGAATCGCATCACGATGTTCTCGTTTATCTGCGACGGCACCTACCTGCGCGCCTCCTACCTTCCGGGGTACACCCGATGATCCCGATCGTCCTGCCGCGCCCGATCACGCTAAAGCCTGGCAATACGAACAACTTCAACATGCGGACAGCGGTCGGCAACGTACGCGGCCCGGTGTGGCTGCGGTGCGTGGTTGAGGGTACGGTCGGCTCGACCAGCACGGCGACGCCGGCGCTGACCACCGGCACCGGCTGGGCGCCAGGCTCGCTGCTGCACCTGATCAACAAGGGCATTGTGCGCGGCAGCGTGGGCGCGACGGGGTCGAACGGCAGCGGCAGCAGCGGCAACTTTGGCACGAGCGGCGCCGGAGGTTCTGGAGGTTCTGGCGGCACGCCTTCTGGCCAGAGCGGTAGCAGCGGCGGCACCGGGGGCGCGGGCAGCGCGACTGACGGAGGCAGCGGAACGCCGGGAGGGCCTGCACTCGACGCCACGTCAAAAATCATTGTCAAGAACGAAGGCACGATTTCGGGAGGCGATGGAGGCCCGGCCGGGCTGGGCGGTATCGGCAGCGGCGGCTCGGGCGGCGGCGGCGGCGGCGGGGGTGGCGGCGGTAGGAGTTTCCGCGACTCGATTAGCAACGCGTATATCAGCACGCAGAACGGAGGCGATGGCGGGTGGGGGGCTGGTAGAAACGGAAGTCGCACATTTGGCACGACTGGCCCATCTGGCAGTAAAGGCGGCGACGGCGGCATTTATCAAGGCTCGGGCACCGCCGGCCAGCAACCGGGCGGCGTAGTCCCGCCGTCCGGACAGAGCGCAACAAACTGGAGCGGCGGCGCCGGCGGGCCAAACGGCAGTCGCGGCACGACCCGCTACGGCAGCGACGGCTCGGCAGGCACGCGCGGCTACGCCGTGAACGGTACGGCCAATATCAAATTTGTTCAAACTGGCACCATCGTAGGGAGCACTGTATGACCAAAATCTTCTACAAGATCATCGAAAGCGACCCGAGCGACCTGCAGATCAGCGTGCGCTTCTTCAGCGACAAGCTGCCTGAATCGGAACTCATGGTAGACGTCGGCCGCGCGCGTACCGATTACGCGATCTCGCTGCCTGTCCCAATCCCGAGCGGCGACGCTCTGCACGAGCTGATTATGCGAGCATGCCCGGTCGAATGGTTCCACTCGATGCATGCCGCGCGCGACCCGAACGTAGACACCGGCATGCCGCACATCGCGATCGGTACGGTGCGCGAGGTGGCGCCAGTCGTCCGTGAGCCCACCGAGGCCGAGCAGCTCGCGGCCTACGAGACCGAGGTCCAGCTGCACATGGAGCGGGCAGCGCAGGCGCGCGGCTACGACAGCCTGATGACGGCGATCAGCTACGCGGATGAGCCGGCGGCGCCGCAGTTCCAGGAGGAGGGCATCGCCTTCCGCGCCTGGCGGTCCGCCTGCTGGCTCAAGTGCCACGACGTGCTGAATGCCTACCAGGCCGGCGACCGCGCGGCGCCGACTGTGGCCGAGCTGATCGCCGAACTGCCGACGCTCGGCGTCCCAGGCACCTGACCACCTGTCCTGCAACACCATCCAAGCCCGCTTCGGCGGGTTTTTTTTCGTCTTTTGAAAGAACCCCATGTCAAAAATGAGCGGCCCCGAGGTGGGCAGCTACGCCGGTGGCGCAGTGTCCGTCAGCGCGGCCTTCACGTTGACCGAATTCGGCGTCGCGGTCGGCATCATCACCGCGCTGCTGACGTTCGCGTTGAACACTTGGTACACCCGGCAGAAAAACGCGCGCGAGCAGCGCCTGGCCGACCTCGACATCCGCGAACGCGAGGTACGCCTTGCGCAGCTGGAGGCCGCGAAATGACGCCGATCCGCCTCCTGCGCACCGCGATCATCCCGGCCCTGGCCGCGCTGGCGCCCTACGGGATCCGCGACGGCGCCGACGCCAGGCGGATCCTGCTGGCGATCGCAATTCAAGAATCCGGGCTCCGCCACCGACGCCAGGTCGGTGTTGGCGGCGCCGAGACCGGTCCGGCGTCGTCTTTCTGGCAGTTCGAAGCTGGCGGCGGCTGCAAGGGTGTGCTGTCCCATAGCCTGACCGCGCAGCGCATGCGCGAGCTGTGCAACGACTTCAACGTCACCCCGACGCCGCAGGGCCTGTGGGAAGCGATGCGCTACCAAGACATCGTCGCCGCGATCGCCGCGCGCCTCCTGATCTATACGCTGCCGCAGCAGCTGGCCACCACCGCCGAAGAAGGCTGGGCGCAGTACCTCGCCGCCTGGCGCCCGGGGAAGCCGCACCTCTCAACCTGGGCAGGCGCCTGGGCAACCGCAACCGAAACTGTGAAGGAAATCGCATGAAGAAGCGCACCCTGGTGCTGGCGCTGCTGATCACTCTGGCCGGCTGCGCCAACGTCACCGTCAAGGCCACTTTCCAATACCCCGCGCCGGCGGCGGTCGCTAAATGAAGCGCAAGGCCGAGTTCCTCACGGTGCTGGAAAACGGTCCGCTCGACGACACGGGCTTCGCGCTGCTGACGGCGAAGCTGGTCTATTTCTCGGCGAAAGCCGGACAGCAGTTCGAGGCGCTACCCGGGTTTCGCACGAATTTTGTTACCGGCCGCAAGTTGCTGGTGGTGCGCCGCATCGTGCAGGACACGATGAACCCGGCGGCTGTCATCCACGACCAGCTGTACGACACCGGCGAGGTGAGCCGCGCGCTGGCCGACGAGGTCTTCCTGGAGGCGATGCTGGTTTTAGGCGTCGCTGGTTGGCGAGCTTACGCGGCCTACGCCGCCGTACGCGCGTTCGGCTGGAAGTTTTACCGTGCTGCGCCGGCGATCGGGGTGGAGAAGAACCCGGTGCGCCAGATCGAGCGGCAGTCCGAACTCGAACAGCGCTCGGGCGCCAGCAGCAACGCCATGTGACGTTACTACGTTCAATGCAGAATCAACTTGCAGGCAGGCGAGACGATCTTTACGCTTATCCATGTCACAATCTCATGTGAGTGATCTTGAGATAACGTAGCAGCTTACGTCCTGAGGAATTAAAATGTTTGCCCCTTCTGCCCGCCACTTTCACGACGAAGACGCAGCTCAACTGTTCTTCGAAAAATGTCTCTGGACTAGCGGGCCGATTTGCCCGCACTGTGGCGGGGCAACGCGAATTAATCTAATGAAAGGCAACAGCACACGCAACGGGACTTATAAATGTTACATGTGCCGCAAGCCTTTTACTGTAAAGGTCGGAACTATTTTCGAGAATTCTCGTGTACCGATGCATACTTGGTTGCGGGCGATCTATCTAATTACATCAGGCGCTGCGGATAGCTCGAACCAGCTCCATTCGCTACTCGGCGTTACACGGAAAACTGTATCACTCATGGCGCTTCGCATTCACCAAGCGTTGCACGCCAGCTCGAGTGCCTTGCGTAGCTCAGGTATCGATGAAGTCGAGGCAGGCCGACTTAATTCCCGCACTGCTGATGATGCTTTTGATGATGCGATATTAAAAATCGTCAAGTTATATCAGAGGTGGATGTCGGGACAATAGGGTCAGGAAAATCTGCCTTGAGGACTCTGTCGACGATCCTAGAAAACAGCGCCGTATCTAAAAAATAATTGGGGTACGCCCTTTTGAGCGCATTAATGTCGGCAACTGAAACTAAGACAACCTGACGTCGAGACCCTTCAGGTATTTGGCTTTCAAGGTCTGTATACTGCCGATTGGCTTCGGCCGATTCTTTGTTTTTAAACCGGCGTACCGTAACCTTATTGGCATCCGGATCAAGCTCGACAATAAAATACTTTGCGTCTTTCGCTGAGCCGAGCGTATTAAGCGTTGTATTATATGCCCGAAGCATATCTCTTGCGGTAAGGCTGTCTGCAAGGTCTCGAATTTCCGCAACTAATTCATCCTTAGTCGTCGGCGTGCCCGGAATACAAGGTGTTCGCTCAATTGAAGCAATGGCAGTACCCATGAGAGAGAAAAAGCGAAGCCAGTCTGCGTCTCCCTGATTCGATTTGAGAGCTTGTTTTGTGAAGATACCTACAGCTTCAACGGCTGTTGCCCAAGCGTGCTGTATTTGCGTGCGAACCTGCACTTCAACTCGGAGACCAGAATAGGGGATTCCAGGACCAGAACCGACATATTCATATACTAGATGATATGACCTGTACCCGTCAGGTTTCGGGTTTACAATGTAGTCCTTCTCGTTTCGGAACTTGTGGCCAAATTGCGAAGTCTTATAAAGTTCGACTAGTTTATAGACATCCGCCAACTTATTGAACACTGCACGGCACCCGGCAATGTCCTGCATTTGTGTCATGCGCATTGTCTTTTTAGAGACAAGCTTACGGTGGATCGAATCGAGTCGTTTTTCCCGCTGGGCGACAATCACGTTCCGCTCAATTCTACGTGCACGATTGCGAAGCGTAATTTGAAATGTGTTAAGCGGATAAGCATGCGACGAACGCCAATTGTTGATGACGGAAAGCGCGGCGAGGCCTTCTTGCGTTGTCACTGGAAAAGACATTTTCCCGAGAGCCTTCCCGGCCGCATTCACTTCTTCGGGTTCATATTCTGGAATTGCCCACGCCATCTCTACCTCCGTATAGTGGTAGCAGAGTATCATGAAGCCAAGAAAGTGGGTACGTTAAGTATCGCGAGATAGGAGAAACTTAACCGTGCTCTTCGTCGTGGTCTAGGACCGCAAACTCAATCTGCTCGAGCTTCGCGATAACCGCGACGAGCGACGCCTTCACCGCCTCGAAGAACGGGCGATGCACTTCGTCCACCACCACCCTGTCCTTGAACTCCGTTTCCCGGTGCAGCCAGATCGTGGTGTCCAGCAGCTCGCTCAGCGGCGACGCCACCACCAGCACCTGCTCTTCGTCCTGGCCGGCGCCAGCGATTAGCACCGGTAGCGCCGTCTTGAACGGGCCAGCCCGGTCGCTAAAATGGTGCACCAGGTTCGGCTCCTGCTGGCCGGCCGAGGGGTCGAATTCGATATCAGGATGCTGCGTGTGTCGGATGAACATGGCTCAAAATTCCCTGTGAATTCCCCGACGCTTGTCGGGGTCGCCTCTTCTCAACCACCGAAAAGCAAAAAGCCCTTGAAAATCAAGGGCTTTCTTATCCTGGCGGAGAGAGGGGGATTCGAACCCCCGGTAGGCTATGAACCT